GATGATGAAAATGTTTCCTCCGCCACCGCCGGCGACTGCCTCTCCGGTGAACTCAGTCCCACCAGCACCATACTGTACGCCAACTAGAACGTCCACCTCAGCTGGTTGTTCAAGCGTTCCTGCATAGTCCGCTCCCGTTGGCCCGAATGTCACGCCCTGATCCACATCCCCAACCGATGGGAACACCGCACCGGCCCCGGCTCCTTCCGGCAGCTCAAAGGTGTTTTTGAGCGCCGATACCATTTCCGAGACAGTCCCAACATTCCCCCGAGAGAAGTCGAAGATTCCAGCTACTCCGTCGAATGATTGGATATCGGTTAGAGCCATAGACTAGCCTTGAGTGAGATAGGCGGCTACCTTGATATTGTCTGCGAGTGAGCTTGGGGTATACCTGATCCAAGTCGTCGCGTTTGCTCTATCGGTATCGTTGTAGGCCGTCCAGTTGGTGCCATCGGTAGATTTTTCAAAGGTGCCAAGTGTAGGCGTAGCGGTATCGTCCGTGAGGAGGAGTCCGCCGGTATCGGCATCGTAGAGACGGATGGTGAGTGTTGGTACCGTTCCACCGAAAGCGGTCTTAAACCAGAAGGCAAATATCTTACTTGCGAGGGAGGATTTGGCGAGAGATACCGCATAGTGGCTATCCGTCGTGTTGTCCTCGTACGAGAGATTGAGTCCGAGGATTCTTGCTGGTAGACACGACTCGCCGATGGTCTTGAACTCGATGGCAAACTGGATGGAGGCGGCTCCGGCAAACCCGGAGAGATCGTTTGTTTCATCGATGAGCGTCCAGCCACTTGTTGCATCTGTTTGGATGTTAGCGGTGCGTGCGTACATCCGGAAGGCTTCCGTCGTTTTCCCGAGCTTGGTGTCTCCAAGGTTCATCACCTGGTTGGCGAAGACCCGATAATACTTGAGAGCATTCGGCGTTGAGATTTCAGGAGAGATGAGCCGGCCGGACGATACTTCCGCATAGTTCCAGTCTGCGCCGAAGGCCATGACATAGATATGATTGGTTGTGATAAGTGTTCCTTGCTTCACCGCAAAGATTCGATTCGCTCCGGCATCGGTATATGAGAAGGCCGTGAGCTGATTTGAGAAGATGGTCGGGTGGCGGTTATCTTTGGCTGACTGTTCGAGATATTTATAGTCACGCCCGAATTGTTGGGTAAACTCCGTCCCGGAAGCGACATACTTGGTCACATAGGAGAAAAGTGAGGTGGCGTGCGTTGTACCCACGATGAAGGCGTCGATACTTGGCATATACTCAATCGTCGAAAGCACTGCTGTTGCGGCGAATGTCGAAGTTCCGCCGGTCGGCGTTTCCACGATAGCGTCAGACTGCCACGCTAAATTGCCGGAAGTGATATTGGCAACCGCCGCACGCATGAAACGATTCGTCGAAACGAAGTAGAGTGACTTGATACCGCTCCCGAGTCCGTGCGCTGTGGTAGCGATGCAGAGATTGGCATTCTGTGATCCGGTACCGGTAAAGGCTTGGGTTCCCGTAGTGAGTATCCAGGCATTGACGGAGGCTCCTGTAGCGACGGTGAGCGCCGCCCGGAGGTTGTACTTGAAGACCCGATAGTTTCCGGCCGATACCAAGTCGAGCACATAGAAATCAAGACTGGTCGGAGTAGCCGCCGCAAAGTCGGCCGCTGCCCCAGCTGCTGCGAGCATCGTCTGCGTGGCCGCATCTTTGAGCCAGTAGATAGCTTTCAGATCATCGGTAGACACTGCCAAAGCGATCGTAGTGCCTCCAGGTACGAAGTCCTCGATGGAGATACCCTTTCCGTAGTGGATACCGCCGTTCGTGGTCGTGGCGTTCGTAGCGACATAGATCGGACGGAACTCCTGAATGACATAGGCCGTTCCGGGGGCGATGTTGCCCGGAGAAGTAGCCAGCGTCAGCCCGGTATCCGAAGCTCGGGCCGAGATACGGTACCAGGTGGTGATCTGAGACGGGTCAGTAGAGCCAAAGCCGATACGAGCCCCGACCGCCACCTTATTCGTCGCAAAGAGCGTCCCGGAGCCGGTGAGAGCGGTGCCAGTCGTTTGCACGGTACCGGTAGACTCATTTTTCACATCGATCTTGAAATCGCGGACGGTATGTGCTGTAGCGGTTGCCAGCGTCATGGTGATAAACCCCTTCCATGAGCGAGCCCCGGTCTTGCGATTCAATTCCCAGAGATGGATACGCCGAGTGGCAGCAGCAGCGACAGAGTTTTCAATGCCGAAGATGTAGCAAATGGTCGAGGAAAGATTGTAGGCAAAAATATGAACGACGGCAAAAGCGGTCGATTCCTCCATCGGACGGATAGCCTGAAAATCAGGTGCAGCGTACTTGTCGATGGCTGTCGCGCCATTATTGAAAATGATGCCTTTTCCGAGGTTCCACTTCGTGTAATCATACGCACTCTCAGAGAGGTAGTTGAGAGTGGATGGTGTGGTGACAAGTTGTTCGATAGCGAGGCGAGCCATAGGGTATAAAATTAGATTTCAAGATAGGCGATATTTATCTGCACCGTTCCGGTTCCAGTGATGTCACAATTCAAAACCTCATCAACTGCTCCCTCGCTGTAGTCCGGGTGAAGATTTGAACCATAGAGACCGCCGGTCTTCGGAGCTAGATACTTTTCAAAAGCAGAGCCAGAGGCGAATTTGAACGACACTTCCGTCATATCGGCCGAGAGAGAGAACTTCACATTGAAAAGCCTGATTTTCTTCCCTGCGGCCGGGTCAAGCACGACTCCTGAACCTGATAGGGCAACCGTCTTTCTCAAGATGAGGTTTCCGTCTTTCTTGAGGTACGGCGCTTCCTCTTGAGAAAATACTGCCGCGATAACGGCCGGTCCGGATGAGTAGGAAGAGCAGCGAATGCGAAGGTATCGGTACCCAAGCGGAACCGAGTAAATGCCGGGTTCGATGATCTCCGAAACAACAGATCGTCCGGATACCGGGATACAGTCAAGAGTGTTCCAAAGTGAAGGGCTGGCACCACTATCATTTGAGGCTTCTACGATGAGTGAAAGCGAAAAAGCTCCGGTGACCTGGAGCGTCATTGACCGGAGCTCTGAAATGTCAAGAATCCCCTCAAAGACATTGTTCGATGTTCCGGAGACCGTTGCAGTTTGTATCCCAGGCTTTATCATAGGTTTTTCAGATTCATATCCCCGATTCTACCGACCAAGATCGACCACGTCGGCAGAAGCGGAGAGGCGAATGCCTCCCTACGCTTCCTATTTCAGCAAAGCTTTGAGCTGTGCATTGGTAGCACCTTCCGGTACCGCGACACCGCGCGAGGCGGCGAGAGCAAGGAGTTCTTCCTTGTTCATCTGCGAGACAGGCTTGGCAGCGGCAGATTGTGCCACTACGGGTGCAGCCGGGGCCACAGGAGCGGTTACAGCCGGCGCTACTGGTTCAGTAGTGACCGGAGCTGTTGCAACACCTGCGCTGACAGGAGCTTCTTCGTCCAGGATTCCCAGACGCTTCAATTCACCTTCCGGCACATAGCCTCTACGCGCACGCAGGAACGCCCGATCTTCTTCAGTGACCTGACCTTCGCTCTTCTTGAGAATGAGATCCAAGATGAGCTCACTTCCTTTGTCCATCGACATATGAGTATATATTATTTGCGAATAATCTTCCGGTTCGACCTGTTCCGGACTCATCACTCTCCCGGACCATTTCCGGAAGAGAGTGAACCAAGACTAGGCGAAGGAAGCGAGGAGCTTACCACCAGCACGGCGGCGCTCATCAGCGACCTTGAGACCGAATCCATAGAGACCCTTCATAAGGTCACCAAAGTTCGTTTGGTTGTCCTTAGACTCGATGATCGAGATCGGCTCGATGAATCCGTACCCAGCTGTGATCCAAGACTTGTGACCGAACAAGCAGTGGTAACCGCTCGTATTGTCACCGTTCACCCAGGAGCTCGGAACGTAGCTGATCTGGAAGCCATAAGCCTCTACGACCTTTCCGTTCTTCACCACCATGTCAAACGTCTTGTCGAGATCACGGTTGAACTCGGCGGCAGTGTTGACTGCAACCTGAGCAATCGCAGGGAGAACCATGAAACGGTCCTCTTCTGGGATAGCCTGTTCGTCCAAAGCGATCTTACAGAGGTTCAGGTACTGAGCGATGTTGGTCTTCGTCAAAGCGATCTTGGTATCAGCCTGAATTTCATACGCTGTACCGCCACCGATTGCACCACCATCGTACGCAGATGCTTCATCATCGGAATCGTTTTCAATAACGATAGAGGTTCCAGATGAGAAGGTCTTGACGCGATACCACTTGCTATGACCAACAGCCTTGAAAGGCTTGCCGACCATACCGGCGGTAAAGGTCGTACCGACACCTGTGACAGCACCGGTTCCGGTCGTGACCGTAACGGTACCAGTCGTGTACGAAGTACCGACCCAGTTCCCTGCACCTGCATCATCCACCATATCGAGAACGATCTGGTCAACGAGTTCGCGGAGCTTACCTCCAGCGTGCTCAATCACGGACGACTTAGGATCAGCCACAGCGCTCTTGAAGTAAGAGAGAGATGGAATCGTATCAGAGTACGATTTGAACTGATCGATAACCAAGGTACTGACTACTTCCTGAACGGTATTCCAGGTAAGAGTGGAACCAGAATAAGTGGTCCATCCACCAGAATAGAGCGTGGAAATAGTAAACTTCTGATTCTTCTTGCGAATCGACTTGGTCGATTTTTCATCAATGTCTCCTGAATCAGAGTAGAAGTCATTGTTCGTGATTTTAGCGATCAGCGATTTACGGAAGAACACCTTGACGGTGTTAAACATAAATTGCTGGGCAGTCACGGTTGTTCCCATTGCTGCGGGCATACAATTACGTTTCTAAGGATTTATGAATCCTTATGAAGGCTGATATCCGGATTCAATGAGCTTGGCCCACTTCTCCGGGTCTTTCTCCATAAGAACTTGCATGTCTTCCCAAGAAAGCTTCCCGTCTTCGGCAGGCTTGGAGGCCGACCCAGCAGACATCGCGCCCGAGAGGGCTGCATGTTTCTCCTTGGCGGCGTTCGTTACCTGCTCTTGCTTCACCATCTCAATCTGCTCCGTCACAGTCTTGTGAGCCTCATGGATAGGCATTCCGCCTCTCCAGAGTGTCTCCACTGCGCGTGCAAGCGTGGGCTGGTATTCCTTTGTCGTTTCATCGAGCTCGGGATGGGCGACAATGAATTGCGTGAACGCACTCATCACCTGCTTCTCGTGCTCTTCAGCACGAATCTCATCTCGCATTGCCTCTTTCTCGGCGTCGCGAATGGCTTCATGGTCTTCTTCGTCGAACTCACTTTGACCAGTGGGCTTTTCACCCTTCAGCTTCTTCTGCTCGACTCGATGGAAGTGAAGTGCTTGAATCTTCTCTTCCTTGGAATACCGCTTCAGATCATCCAGCAATGCTTCCATTGTCGGGACCTCCTTGGCACCTGTCAGAATCAGATTCTGTTGATACAGAGATGCAACTCTCCGATCCAGACGAGACGGCCGTGCCTCCGGTTTAGGGATTGGCGGTATCTCAACTTCTGCTTCTTCAGGTTTCCCCGGTTCTTCTTTGTCCTTGGAAGGGTCTTCCCCTTCTTTCGGCTTTTCTTCCGGAACTGACGCTTCCGGTTCTTTTTTCTCCTCCTCGACCGGGTCGAGATGAGATCCGAGATTTTCCTTCACCTTGGCATCAAGTTCATCCTCCTCAGCTTTCGCTGGATCAGACGGGATGCCGGCTTCTGTTGCGGAGGGATTTGGTTCGATTCCCTCAATCGGTTTTGCCTCTTCTGGCATAGTTTTTAACCTAATAATTACGAGCAGGTTACCCTCGAATTGCAATTCCGGTTTTCTCCTTGCGGAGAAGTGCCCGAGGAGTGGCTCTAATAAGCCACTATTCCGACACTCCTTCTTCTTATTTGTCCTCTTCTTTTTCTGTCGTCACTACAGCAGCTTTTGCAGCGGCTGCGGCATCGACACTCTCAACGATTGATTCAATGGCGTGGATAGTGAGGCGTCTTGCTTTGCCTGATACCATGTACATCGTTTCCGTCATGTCTTCGCCCTCTTCCGGGAGAAGTAACTCGCAAATCATTTCTTCGAAAGCGTTCCGCACGATATCCCACCCTTCGGTTCCGACGAGCGATGCAAGCGCATCGGCTGGGTTCTTGGCTGAACCGCTCTCCAAGACTTCTCGAAAGCGCTTCTGGCGCTCGTCTATCTTTTCCCTGAGTCTTTTAATTTCATCTGTGGTAATCATATTTTTCTATTGTTCAGTTGGTACTGGTGGCTGTCCGGCTCCGGTAGCGGCTGCGAGCAATGCCGGGTCAGCTACGGTTTCTTCTGTTCCTGCTGGTGGCGTCTCGACCGTAGCGCCATCTGGACCGATTCCTTTCGTCGATTCTGGATTGGTTTTCTTGGAAATGATGATCTTATCGGCGAACTTGCTTCCCTTTTCGCGGATGATGAGCTTGAAGGCTGCGCCGTAATCCAATGTTTCCCCCTTCGCTTCAAGATCAGTTTTGATTTGTGGGTTTTCGGCGTAGAGCTTGAGCACCTCAATCACCGCGTCAGCGATACCTTCCTGCTCGATGAGGGTGCTTCCCGGAACCATCTTGTACCGGTACAATCCCTCCACCTTCTTGGCTTCGATTTCGGCCTTGCCATTCTTGATGAAAGAATCGAACTCAGCAGCTTCCTTTGGGTAGTCTTCTTTGAGGTTCTTGATCGCTCCGGCCATGACAGTGAAGCAGTACTTATCCACGCCCATCTTGGCGACCATGTCAGCCATGATGGAGAAAATGTCTTCGATGAAGTCCTGCATCATGTCTTCGTCCCAGGTATCGCGCGCGCCTTGGCGCATTCCCTGACGTTTGAGAGCCTCTGGGGACTTCCCGAAGCCAGGATCAACATCCTTCGCGATTGAAGTGTCCGTAGTAGAAGCCATCGATTGCAGGTTGGCCTTTTGAATCTGATAGCTCTGAGCGTAAGCACTGAGCGCCTGTGGATGGACAGTGGCGGCCTTGATGCTGTCCATCTTGCCGTTCTTCACAAACCACTTTCCGCCCTTCTTTTTCTTGAAAGAGGAGAGGATCATATCAGCCGGGTCCATGATGTACGGTGGGTCCATCATCATCTCGACACCCTTCAAGTTCGCCTCTCCGAGCGAATCAATCTTCTTCTGGGTTGCCATGCCTCGGTCGAAGTTCGTGAACGACCAGAGCCGTCCGATCTTCGGAATCTGATGCTTCATCGATACGGGGATGCGTGGGTAGAACTTTTTCTCGTCGATGAGTTCGAGCTTGGTGTCAGGATTGTAGGCAAACCAATCCCCTTCTTTGGTCAGCTTGTGACGGATACGGATACCGGACTGCTTATCAAGTCGGTCGGTAGCATTGACTTCTGCTGTCTCGGGGCCAGTCTCAGGAGCCTTGTCTGCGATCTCTTTCAGGTTCTTGAAGAAACGCTCGTCACGAGAGAGGAGCCATTCTTTGGAAACGAAGGTATCGAGGAACACGAAGTCCATCTCAGCGATGGAACCCTTGCCGGCCTGTGGGTAGAACCGGCGCGGATCGATAATCACGAAGTCCGGACCAGTGTAGCCATCCTTGGAAGCTTTCCATTCGGCAAAGACCGGGATTGAATAGAGGTCGGAATACAGGTCAACCATCCGAAGCTTGATTTTTATCGAGCCGCCAGTGTTAGCATTCGGAATGACATGGTTTTCAAAGATGAGATTCATCAAGAGATTCTTTCCGGTATCTCCTGAAAGGTTCTCGAAGTGTCCGGTTGGGAGCTGTCCCATTACCCGGCAAGCGCGGTCAATCGCTTGCGTGGTAAGTTCTCCGCTTGAATCCATGTACTTCTCTCGTTTCTTCGTTCCCTCACTCACAGCGCGGAAATAACCACCAAAAAAGAGTTCCTCCTTTTCATCCCAGGAGAACCCGTTGCCTTTACGGACGTTCTTCATCTCGGTATTGCATTCGGCAAATTGCCGTTCTGCCTCCTCGACTTTTGAAGCGCTCGATGGTTTTACTTCCTCACCTTTGTTTTCTTCCATGAAAGTAAAATGGAAATAAAAAAAGCGACCTACCTGGTCGCTGCGCGATTTGCGCTAACCAGATAGGTCGCTTTATGTGCGTTCTATGTTCCTACATTAGCACAACTATTGCTTTTCTGCAACTTCTGCTTTTGGAGATTTCTTTCGAAAGAGTCCAGTGACCTTGTCCTTGACCGCTCCACCGATCCAGTCCCAGGCTTCCCGGCGCATGGCCTTGTGGAATCCCTTATTCATCCGCTCCTCGTGGCCCATTTTCATCTGCGGATTGAATCGGTCAGTGAAGTCAAAGATTTGCTGCATCAGATCAGCAAACTCCTCTTCGTTCATGACCGCCATCGGAGTGTCGGAACCGTGATTCCGAAGCTCCATCCGACCGTCGTACCGATTATAGTGCAGCTTTACCCTAGACATAGCTTTGTGCTCAATGGTTAATAATGTTATTCCTCGTTCGGGTCTTTCCAATTCTCAAACTCCTTGTATTTGTCGTCCTCCTTTCCGTAAGCCTCATCCACATTGACCGCCAGATACTCGGTCGCTGTGCGGTGGTGACTGGTCCAGTTGTGGATTGGCAAGGTGATCGGCGTCGTGGCCTGGGAGTTCTCGGAGCGCTGTGGGTACCGGGCCTCGCTCATCGACTTCATCCAGACCCTGGTACCGGGAGTATCGTTCACTTCGATACCCTTTTGCAGGAATACCTTGGTCTTGGAACGCCGCGTCGGGAAGTCATTCGACTCCGGCTTGGTCTGGACATAGATACCAGCCTTCTCGAGGATGCTTCGGGTGCTCTCCTTGGTTGCACTGATGAGTGAGCGCTTGGATACATCCGGGTCGCCGTA